CAATCCACCAAGGCCGTGGCCACCACGGGTCCTAACTTAGACTTCTCGAGGTCTCCCACCGTCTACGACTTCATTGGGTCCAACGCATTTGTGCAGGGCGTCATGGGACCGGTGGGGTCTGGCAAAAGCTACGCGTGCGCTGCCAAGGTAATGATCAAGGCCGTCAAGCAAAAGCCCTCCCCTATCGATGGCATCCGATATACGCGTTTTGCAATTGTACGCAATAGCTACCCAATGTTGAAAACCACCACCATCAAGACCTGGTTGGACCTATTCCCAGAGGCAACCTTCGGTCCAATGCTGTGGACTCCACCAATCACGCACCACATCAGGTTGCCGGCCAGGGATGGAGCCGCCGGAATCGACTGCGAGGTGATATTTCTTGCGCTCGACCAACCCAAAGACGTGCGAAAGCTGTTGTCCTTGGAGCTTACCGGCGCCTGGGTCAACGAGGCCCGAGAGCTGCCAAAAGCGGTGATCGATGGCCTCACCCACCGTGTGGGTCGGTACCCAACAAAACGCGATGGTGGGGCCACCTGGCACGGTATCTGGATGGATACAAACCCAATGGACGACGATCACTGGTGGCACAAGATCGCAGAGAAAGAAAAGATGTCCGGACAGTATGCGTGGAAGTTCTGGAAACAACCGGGCGGGATTATTGAGGTGGACCCAGATCAGCTACCAGAGAATCCAGAGGCAAACGACCACATCTTCTCAGCTGGTAAGTGGTGGAAGGTGAACCCAAAGGCAGAAAACATCAACAACCTGCCTCCTGGCTACTACCAGCAGATGCTGCTTGGCAAGAACTTAGATTGGATCAAGTGCTACGCGGGGGGTCTATACACCTACGTTCAAGAGGGAAGGCCGGTGTGGCCAGAGTATAACGACTCAACCATGTCTGGTGACACCACCGTGAACCCGCAGGTACCCATCCAGGTGGGCCTGGACTTCGGTTTGACCCCAGCTGCAACCATTGGCCAGAGGCTGCCAAACGGACGGTGGGAGATTCACCACGAAATTGTCACCTTCGATATGGGCCTCGAGAGGTTTGGCCACCAGCTGCTAGCGGAGCTCAACGCCAGGTACCCCAATCACCAGGTAATGATCTGGGGAGACCCTGCTGGCCAGGCCAGAGACGCCATCTACGAGGTGACGGCATTTGATTTTCTAAGAACCCTGGGGCTCAAGGCCCAGCCCACGGCATCCAACGACTTCAAGGTCAGGCGCGAGTCTTCAGCTGCGCCAATGCAGCGGCTCATTGAGGGCAAGCCAGGACTGCTGGTCAACCGAGAGTGCAAGCTTTTGCGCAAGGCGCTAGCTGGTGGATATCACTTTAAGAGGATAGCAATTGGTGCCGGCCAGGAACGATTCAGAGACGCGCCAAACAAAAACGAGCACTCACACATCGGCGACTCTTTCGGATACTTACTGCTTGGGGGCGGCGAATACAACCGAATGACCAGGAGCCACAAATTGGGTGGCCAGCCACAGGGAATGATTGTGGCCAAAACCGACTTTGACATCTTCGCATGAGGTGATTGCACGGTGATATCACAGGTATTGCATACCGATTAAAGACCAATAGAATAAAAGCATGAGTGGCTTAGTCATCTTCGAGAGCGGAGATCTGTCAGTTGCAGATCAGCGCGAGTTGGTGATTAAGATGCAAGGGGAGCTGCTCGATATGGAGCAGGCAAAAATTGTTACATCTCATCGATTCTTGCCTGGCATATATGAGCGCACGATTACGATACCGCCGTGGACTGTGTTAACCGGAGCTGCACACAAAACGCAATACCGGGTTCGCCTTGAAAGCGGAACCATAGCAGTCAACACAGACAGCGGAGTGAAAGTGCTGGTGGCCCCAATGGAATTTGATGTTCCAGCTGGTTTTCAGAGAGCTGGCAGGGTGTTCGATGAAGAGGTTGTGTGGACTGACATATACGAAAACCAGGACAACTGCCGCGACATTGAATTGCTTGAGGGTCGGTTGTATGAGGTTCCAGCGTGTGGGCTGGGTGAAAATCGCAGGTTGAAAGGGGAACTAATATGGCGGGATGGGTCGCAGGCGCAATTATCTTAGGCTCTGCCTACACAGCAAACGAAGCTCGCAAGGCCAGGAAAGACGCCGAGCGCCAACAGGGGCAGGCACTTCAGCAACAGGCAGCAGACGCAGCTGCAATGCGCGAGCAGGTTGCCAAGCAAAATGAAATTTATTCGATGCAAGCGGCCAGCCTCAAAGAGCAGGCAGACCTGGCCAGGCAACAGTTTGAGCAGGGCTCGCTGCAGTACAAAGAAAACAAGCTGGCCATGGAAAAGAAAGCCGCAGAGGTGCAAGCTGCAGCCGACGAGGAGCGACGCAAGGCCGCAGCAGCTGAAGCATCTGCCCTCAAAGCTAGAACTCGCGGTGGACGCCGAGCCCTGTTGTCTCAGGAAAGGCTAACACCGGAACTTGGAATTGAAAGCCCGCAGCTTGGAACGAGGGCGATGGTGTAACCATGGCGGCGCCGACCCTATATCAAAAACGAACTGCGGCAAAGCGCGGGTCTAGAGATATTGCGCGTCTAGCTGAACAATATAAGCGCGGTATTCAGTCTGTGTCGTCTGAGTACGAGCAGGCGTTTGGCGCATATCAGGCAAAGACAGCTGAGACTCTGGCCCCATACGAGGCAGCAATTAAGAAATATCAAGAGAGCACTCTTCCTCAGTACGAGAGCGCAGCTGCCGCATACGAGACCAAGGCCAAAGAATATCAAGGCAAGGTGTCAAGCTACCAGGATTTATTAAAAAGCTATGTCGTTGACACAAGCGGAAACCTCGCCAGGTTCGAGCGGTGGGCATCTTTTATTGATCCCAGTATTTTTAATATTATGGGTGGCCAACCAGTTAACTTAGATGAGAGCGCATATTACGCAGCTCAGTTTCCAAATCGCGTTAGACCCGACCTTGGAAAATATGAATTTGTTGTCACTGGTGCCAGGCAAGAGGGAAGAACCAGCCTTCAGCAGGGGTACTTAAAAGCAAGAAGCGTGGCAAAACCATTTTCTGAGTTTACGCAACGCACATCTCCTGGCGCGTTTACAGAGAAGGCCCCAGCCGCACCAGAGGCGCCACCATCTGCGCCAACAATTGAGTCATTCTCTGATGAGCCATTTCAGCAAAAACGCGCTGGATTAGAAAGCGAGTTTCAACGCGAATTGGGCGAGCGCAAATCTGCCCGCATATCAGCTGTATCACGCCGCTCTTCACGGCCACTAATGCAAGGGTAACCATGGACAAAGTTGAAAAGGTAATGGGTGAATATAAACGCGGAAAGCTCAAGAGCTCTTCTGGAGATAAAGTCAAAAATCGCAAGCAGGCGGTGGCCATTGCCCTGTCTGAACAGAGACGCGCCCGCAAGGGCGGTCTAATGAAAGAAGCCCGCGCATGAAAATTGAAATTGAAATTGAAAAAAATGGCGAGGGCAAAGACAAACCCGAGCTGGAAGACGAGCAAAAAATGGCCATTGCTAAAAAGCTTAAAAAAAATATGGTGCTGACTCGCATGGAGCGTAACTTGTTGGCTGAGTATTTGCTTGAGGAGGAAGACTAATGAAAGAGGTCTGGGACAAACCGCGGCCAAAAAGCGCCGGGAAGCCAGAGAAACTTACGCCATCAGAAAAGCGCACGGCTATGCGTAAAGCAAAAAAAGCTGGGCGCCCGTATCCCAATCTAATCGATAACATGATGGCGGCCAGAGGCGAGAAGTGAGCAAATACAAGGACCCAGAAGGGGGCCTTACCGAGGCCGGGCGTCGCAAATTTGAGCGATCAGGGGAAAGCAAGAACTTGCAACCTGGCGTCAAAGATTCGTCTCCGTCTGGCGAGCGAGCCAGGCGCAAGGGTTCTTTTTTAACTAGGTTCTATACCAACCCAAGCGGTCCAATGGGTAACGAAAAGGGTGAGCCAACTAGGTTGGCCAAGGCTGCTAATGCCTGGGGCGAGCCGGTTCCAAGAACACGCGCAGCAGCTGCGCGACTAGCTGCCAAGGGCCGTAATTTGCTTGAAAAGTACAAACTGGAAAAGGACTGATATGGATATTAGTTACTACGACAAGAAGGCTCCGGGCGGGCTGCGTCTTTCCCCTGACGAAATTATGAAACGTCAGGAAATAGCTCAAAAGAAAAAAGACGAATTTCAGCAGATATATCAAGACGCCTACGAATTCGCTCTCCCGCAGCGCCAGCTATATGGCGTATGGGAAGGCGGCGCTACCGGCACCAAAAAAATGCACCGGGTATTTGATTCGACCGCAATTAACTCAACTCAGAGATTTGCTAACCGACTGCAGTCTGTGGTGTTTCCTCCCCAGCGCAAGTGGTGCAGGCTAGAGCCGGGGCCCTCTATTCCTACTGACAAGACACAGATGGCCCAGGCAATCTTGGATGTCTACCAGGACAAGATGTTTTCGGCGCTGCGTCAATCTAATTTTGATATTGCAATTGGAGAGTTTCTCTTAGACCTGGCAGTTGGCACGGCCTGTATGATGGTGCAGCCAGGCGACGACATTAGCCCAATTAACTTTGTGCCGGTTCCGCTATTTCTGGTGTCCTACGAAGAGGGCGCCAATGGCCAGGTAGACAATGTATACAGAAGAATGCGCATGAAGGGCGAGAGCATCGAGCGCCAGTGGCCAGATGCCAAGATGCCAGACGATATGGTGCGCCGCATTCAAAATAAACCCACGGACGACGTTGAGCTGCTCGAGGCAACCATATTTGATGCCAAGCGCGGGGACTACTGCTACCACGTTATCGACAAGACATCTAAGCAAGAGATTGTCTATCGCCGAAGAAAGACCTCCCCGTGGGTTATATCGCGCTACATGAAAGTAGCCGGCGAAATCTATGGCCGCGGCCCGCTAATGACAGCGCTGCCAGACATTAAGACACTCAACAAGACCAAGGAGCTTTTGCTTAAGAACGCCTCTATGGCCGTGTCTGGCGCCTACACTGCAGCTGATGACGGGGTCTTAAATCCCAACACGGTCAAAATTGTTCCTGGCGCGATTATTCCGGTGGCCCGTAATGGTGGGCCACAGGGTCCGAGCCTGTTAGCGTTGCCCAGGTCTGGAGACTTTAACGTGTCGCAGCTGGTGATCAACGATATGACCGCCAGCATCAAACGAATTCTGCTGGATGAATCTCTGCCGCCAGACAATATGTCCGCTAGGTCTGCCACAGAAATTGTGGAACGAATGAAGGAGCTGGCCCAGAACCTGGGCTCTGCCTTTGGTCGCCTGATCAATGAGACCATGATTCCTCTAACGGCCAAGATTCTCGAAGTAATGGACGAGCGCGGCATGATTGACTTGCCACTGCGCGTCAACGGCCTAGAGGTCAAGGTTACCCCGGTGGCACCGCTGGCCCAGGCCCAGGCAATGGACGAGATCAACGCAATCTTGCAATACTCGCAGCTGATGCAGGGCTTTGGCACAGACGGAGCCGTCGCAATTAAGACAGACCTTGTCGTGGATTACATTGGCGACAAGCTTGGGGTGCCGGCCACGCTCAGAAACAACCAAGCAGAGCGAGCAGTGCTCATGGAGCAGATGCAGCAACAGCAACAAAATGCACTCGCCATGCAGGCAATGAGCGCTCAGATGGCCGCAACCGCGGAGCAGCCCATGGTCCCACCTGAGATGGTGCCGGCATGAGCTGGGAGGACCTAGAGGAACCAATGCCCCCAGATATTAGGGACGTAACACAACAGCGCGAGGAGCTGGCCAAGCTGTGCCTGCGTGTATTTGCGACCGAGGACGGGCAAAAATTGCTGACCTGGCTTCGGGCAACCTATGTCGATGTGCCTGTCGCCGCGCCTGGCACCGACGCCTCATTCGCTTACTTTGTCGAAGGGCAGAGAAACGTAGTGAGGGATCTAATGTCGCGGATTAACCAAGCAAGGAAACTATGAGCGAAGACACCAACATCGAGCCCGGAGAGTCCGGCCTACTCGATAACGTGCAACTAGAGGACCCAAACGCAAACAAAGAAGTAAACCCATCCGCAACCGCGGTGGACCACAAGGCAGCGCCGCCAGGCGAGCCAAAGCCAGAGGGTCCAAAGGACCGCCCAGATTTTCTCCCAGAGAACTTCTGGAAAGATGGCAAGGCAGACTACGAAAGCCTGGCCAAGAGCTGGAAGGACCTGCGGGCAAAAATCTCCAAGGGGGAGCACAACGCCCCAGCGGACGGCAAGTACAAGCTCGAGGCATTCGGAGATGGCTACGACGACCAGAATCCCATCGCGGGAACACTGACCAGCTGGGCAAAAGAGAACGGTATATCCCAGGCCCAATTTGATGACCTGGCCGGTAAACTGTCCTCGCAGGCCAGGGAACTCATGCAGGGAGAATCTATTGACCCAGCAGAGGAGCTCAAGGCTCTTGGGCCAAACGGCAACGCCATCGTTAACGGTATGGTCGATTGGGCCAGGGGAATGGTCAAAAAAGAAATTTTGTCTGCCGAGGATTTTGAAGAATTCAAAATTATGGGCGGCACGGCCAGGGGCATTAACGTGCTGATGAAAATCCGCTCTGCCTACGAGGGAAGGGTTCCGGTTGAATCTGTTCCGCTCGATGACGGCATGAACCGATCCAAGCTCGAGGGCTACATTAAAGACCCAAGATGGAACAGCGACCCGGCATGGCGAGAGTCAAGAGAGCGGGAGTGGATGGCATCTCAAAATTCTTAGCAAGCATTTCCTCCTCCCCTCTCCTTCGGGGATTTGACCCGGCCACAGCGCCGGGTTTTTTTTATATTGCACCGTGCTTGCATTTTGGTTTTTAACAAATAGAATGCAACCATGGCCCACCGCTTTTAATAGCGACCCTGACCGCAGCGAGATGCTGACGATTGGCTGCCGTAAGCAGCAAGCACAGGCCCAGGTTACTGGCTCACCGACGCGATCAACCCTTTTTTTGACTAATTCAAGGAGCACGAAATGGCACTGTCTCTCTCAAACGCCTTCGTTACGCTCTTCGATGCTGAAGTCAAGCAAGCCTACCAGGGCAAAGCAATGCTGGTGGGTGCGGTTCGGCAGCGTCGTGGAGTCGAAGGTTCTACAGTTAAGTTCCCCAAGGTTGGACGTGGCGTAGCAACAGCTCGCGTAACGCAAACTGAAGTTACCCCAATGAACGTGGGATTCTCTAACGTCACCTGCACGCTAGGTGATTGGAACGCCGCTGAATACAGCGACATCTTCTCGCAGCAAAAAGTTAACTTTGACGAGCGCTCTGAGCTTGTCCAGGTAGTTGGCAACGCAATTGGCCGCCGCCAGGACCAGATCATCCTCGACGCGTTGAACGCAGCCTCCGGCACCGGAACTGTTGCCAACAGCATCGGCGGCTCGAACACCAACATGAACATTTCCAAATTGCGTGAGGCTGCAAAAATCCTCAACACAAAGAATGTTCCGTCCGACAACCGTCACATCATCATCCACGCCAACAGCTTGGCATCGATGCTCGAGCAGACCTCGGTCACCAGCTCGGACTTCAACAGTGTCAAGGCATTGGTCCAGGGTGAGCTCTCAACATTTATGGGATTCCAGTTCCACATTCTCGGTGACCGTTCCGAGGGTGGCCTGCCCATCGATGCATCCAATGACCGCACGCTGTACGCATTCCACAAGGATGCAATCGGCTACGCAGAGGGTATCGCTCCTCGCACGGAAATCAACTACATCGCCGACAAGACAAGCTGGCTAGTAAATGCTCTGTTCTCTGCTGGCGGTATAGCGATTGACGCCGAGGGTATTGTTAAAATTACTGCACGCGACACCGCGGCTGCAGTTTAATAAGGGGAATCACAAATGGCTTACTCTGCTGATGGCCTCAATCTTGTTTCCGGCTCTAAAGCTGGCAACGCACCCCAGGTTTGGGCATACCAGACCGCCGACACCGCAGCCACGGTTGACACCTCTGGCTACTTCAACACGGCTGCTAGCCTGTTGAAAGTTGGCGATATGATGTATGTCTACTCTGGTGTAGGTGGCACGCCTGCCTACGGCATTATGATTGTGTTGTCCAACACCGGAACCGTTGTCGATATGTCTGATGCCACCACCCTTGGCGGCACCGACACCGACTAATTGGTGACGTTGTAAACGGGCCAGCCACTGAGTAATCGGGGGCTGGCCTTTCTTACATTGAGAGGTTGAAATGGCTTCAGGCGACACCGGAATTCGGATTTGTTCAGATGCCTTGCTCATGCTTGGGGCCAAGGCAATTACATCTTTTAATGATGGAACAGATGAAAGCTCTGTCTGCGACCGCCTGTACCCAAATGTCAGAGACTCCACAATTACAATGTATCCGTGGGGTTTCAGTATAAAAAAAGTTCAGCTCTCGCAGCTGATTACAGCGCCTGGCTCCGTGTGGAGATATGAGTACCAATTGCCAGGCGACAGGCTAGCTAGCCCCAGGGCGGTCTTTGAGACTAATGCCGTAGGTGGGTACCCGGTCAAGGATTGGGAGATCCAGGGCGATAGGCTGCTAACAAACCTAACGTCCGTATATATAGACTATCAATACTCGGTTCCAGAGTATGCGATGCCGTCATATTTTATTCAGCTGCTTAAGTACCAGATGGCGTGGCACATAGCGGAGACAATTACTGAGCAGCAAGAAAAATCTACCAAGTGGCAGCGCGTGGCGCTGGGTGACCCATCAGAGAATATGCGCGGTGGATACTTTAGAGTTGCCGCCAACATTGATGGCCAAAACCAGCCCACCAGGGTCATTGAAGACTTCAGCTTAATTGCAGTGAGAAACTAATGCCGCGCTTTGTCGAGTTTCAAACCAACTTTTCTACGGGTGAGCTCGACCCTCTGCTGCGTGCTAGGGTGGACCTGCAGTCATATAACAACGCGCTGGCCAAGGCGACCAACGTCTTGATCCAGCCCCAGGGCGGCCTGCGTCGCCGGCCCGGTACTAAGCACATCCTTGAGCTACCCAACAGCTCCACACCATCTGCCGGCAACGGCGTGCGCCTGGTCCCGTTTCAGTTCTCGGTAGATGATAGCTATATGCTGTGCTTTACGCACAACCGTATGTACATCATTAAAGACGGCGTGGTGCAGGCCAACATTAACGGCAGCGGCAACAATTACTTAACCACCACAATTGGCAGCAGCATTGTTGATGATATGTGCTGGACTCAGTCTGCCGACACACTGATTGTGGTTCACCCTGATTTGCAGCCCGTGCAAATTCAGCGCACAAGCGACACCGCTTGGACAGCCACAACGATCACATTTGACACCATTCCAAAGTACGCATTCAACATTGATTTTCACACCAATAATGGCTCAACTCTGACGCCATCTGCGGTTTCCGGAAATATTACGTTGACGGCATCAACAACGCACCATGACAGCGGCGCGGCGCAAGCGGGAACCAGCACCACTATTACGCTTAAATCAACGGCAAGTTCTACAGATGACATCTACAATGGTATGTATGTCACGATTACTAGCGGCACTGGAGCTGGCCAGATTAGAATTATTGAAGACTATGTTGGCAGCACCAAGGTGGCAACGGTAACCCCAGCGTGGACAACGGCGCCAACAAGTTCTAGCAATTATGAAATTACCACCTGGACCACTGAATCTGTAAATCAATACGTCAATGCTAGCCCACAAGGTCGAGCAAGAATTACTAGATATGTTTCCGCAACCGTAGTTGAAGCTATCACCGAGTATCCATTTTTTAATACCACAGCTATTGATGCTGGCCGCTGGGAGTTAGAACACAACTACGAAGATGTGTGGTCAAGCACTAGAGGGTGGCCACGCACCGTGACTTTTCACGAAGGCCGATTATTTTTTGGTGGATCAAAAAGCAGGCCATCCACAATCTGGGGATCTAAAATTGGTCTCTTCTATGATTTTGTTCCCAGTGAATCTCTTGATGATGACGCGGTCGAGGCAACACTAGATACCAACGAGCTCAACGTGGTCACAGACATTATCAGCTCGAGGGACTTCCAGGTCTTTACTACTGGCGGTGAATTCTATGTCCCACAACAGGGAACAGACCCTGTTACCCCGCTGACGTTTACATTTAAGAACGTCTCGCGCAATGGCACCAAACCAGGCACCAGGGTGCAATCTGTTGAAACTGGATCGGTCTACATCCAGCGCCAGGGCAAGTCATTAAACGAGTTTGTGTTTTCGGACACGCAGCTCACCTACATCACGCAGCGCATCTCGCTGCTAGCTGGCCACTTACTCAAGGGCCCGCAACGTATAGCTATGCGGCGTGCGTCGTCCACCGAAGAGGGCGACCTGCTATTGATTACAAATACAGACGACGGATCGATGTCTGCATTTGCAATTATGCGCAGCCAACAAATTACAGCGCCATCAGAGTTCACCACAGATGGCGAATTTATTGATGTTGGTGTAGATATTACTGATATCTACTGCGTTACAAAACGCGTGTTTAATGGCACGACACGGTACTTTGTGGAGTTGTTTGGATACAACTACTTTACAGACTGTGCGTTTGTTGGTGGCTCCGCAGGTGGAATTGGGTCTGGGTTGCCACACATTGGCAAGAGCTTAAATGTCATATGCGATGGCGTGCCACAATCCAACGAAACAGTGTCTGCTGGTGGCGCTATTACATTTGACCGAGAGTCTGTTACTAGCTACGAGGCTGGCTTGCCAATTACGGTGTACGTTAAAACAATGCCAGTAGAGATTAAGCTGCAAACTGGCAGCCGGGTATCGTTCAAAAAACGTATTGTTGAAATTAGCGCAATAGTTCAAGACACACAGAACCTAGAAATCAATAACCAGCTGATTGAGTTTCGGTTATTAGACAACCCACTTTTGGATTTACCTGTCCCAACATTTACGGGAATTAAACGCGTCAACGGCGCGTTAGGTTATGGGCGCGAGCAGGCCATTCAAATTGAACAAACCCTGCCGCTGAAAATGAACTTGCTGGGCCTCGATTATCGCGTGGCCGTCAACTCGGGGACATAGACATGGCAGTCACAGCTGGTCAAATGTATGGTGTAGCTGGGCTCATTTCTGCCTACGGCCAATCGGAGGCGATGAAGGCCCAGGGCATCTACAATCAAACCGCCTATCTTCTGCAGGCTAGAGACACGTTGGCCATAGCTGGCGTGCGGTCCGAGATGGACTTGCAATACGCAGAAATTCAAGCCGGACGCCTGCTCAAGAAAGCGGAGGTCGAGGCACAAAATTACACCATCGCTGGCAACTCACTGCTAAAAAATATGAGGGCCACAAATGCGGCCATGCGTGCCAGGGCGGCGGCGTCTGGCGTGTCCTATGCTGAGGGGTCGGTTGCAGCTGTACAGAGAGAGAACGTGGCGGCCACATACAGAGACGTTGGCATCACAGACCTCAACGCGTTGACAGCCAGGGTAATGGGATTTGAAGACGCAAGCGCAATGTTGCAGTCAGCAGAAATGCAAAACATTTTGACCCAATACTCAGCGCAGCGCCAGGCCGGCCAATACGAAATGGCTGGCGAGGCTGGCCGCAGAACTAGCGGCCTCATGGCAGGGGCAACCTTAACCGCAGGCGCGATCCAGGGCGCCAAAACAATTTTAAAGGCGTAGAACATGGCAGAGCGAAGAATTGAGTCTGGTCGCGCACAGATTGCTGGGGTTGGCGGGGCGCCGCTACAGCGGGTTGCTATGCCCCAGGTTGACTACGTTGGGGTGCGCGCCGAGGGTCAGGCCGCCGGCCAGCTATCACAGTTGCTAGAAAGAATGAGCTCCACTCTATTTAAGGAGGCTGGCGAGCTGCGCCAAAAAGAGGGCCTGGAGTTTGTGGCCACAAATCCCATTACCCCGGAACAGCTTGAGGCCGCAAAAGGCGGCAGCATTCAGCCACTAGGTTTAGGCGGCGGTCTTTCTATTTTTGATCAAGCAGTGCGCAAGGCAAGGGCAATTGAGATTGCTGGTCACTTCGAAATGGAGGGCCGCAACGAGCTTACAAAACTGCTCACGCAAGTTGAAACTGGGCAGGCGACATCCGCTGACGTTGAAACAAAAATTAAGGCTTTCACAGACGGGTACACAAAAACAGTTTCACAGATTGACCCAGAGGCGTCGTTTAAGTTTAGAGCCACAATGGCCACCCAGGGCAACGCAATTCTAAAGTCGGCATACGAGACAGAGCTCAAGCGCGCCAAGAACCAGCGAATCGCCAAGTTTGACATGGACTTTGACAATCAGATGAGATTGCTGGAGGCGGCTGTGGCGCAGGACCCCAACAACATAGAGGGCATAGCTTCCGTCGCTCGCAATAATATTCAACTGCAGTCAATGATATTTGGCGACGCGGCCATACAGAAAGATTATTCCACTAAGTTTGAGGCCGGCCTGCGCAACGCCAAGATTAACGCGCTCACCAAAGTGCTGACCTCAGATGAGTTTATGGTTAACCCAGACGAAACATTATCTAAAATTCGTCAGGGAGAAATTGGTAACTTAAGCCCCGTACTAAAGCAGATGATCAACACTGACTTTGACGCCGTGGCCAAGGTAACAGCAAACTTTATGGTGGCCGCAAACCAGCGCGATACACTGGCAAAACAAAAAATAGATCGCAACAAGAGAGAGGGCGAGGCCGCAGCAATTAACTTGCTAGAGCAAATATTTCCGCTGCCAGACGGAGACCCACGGCGAACAGCTTTGGTTTCACAATTAGTTGAACTGCCCCCTGGCTCTGTTCCAATTGGCACACTGAAAGACTTGCTAGATCCAAACGTGCGCAGCAACCCAATGGTGCTTGGAAATATTTACAATTTAATTGACAAAGGCGCCATCAACACCAAGGAACAAATCGACGCATACGTTGGCAAGGGCATTGGAGGAAACGACTATGTGGCCCTGATTAAGTATCTTAATGCAGACGACAGACGAGACAAGCGAGATCTGCAGCAGGGTATCTCCAGGCTCGCTGGCATCCCGGTTATACCTGGCCAAATGATTGTGCTCGATCCCAAGGGAGCTGAGTTTCAGCGCCGCCAAGAGCTCGAGTCCGAGGCCCTGCGCATTCAGGCCGACGCGGCCAAGGGTGGGATATCTCTAACCACGTCGCAAATCTTGCAGCAGCTCGAGACCAACATTGCGGCTAGGCGTAAAAGTGAGTCCGCAATTAGCGCCACCAAGGCACTTGAGTTCTACGAGAAAAAGGATTGGATTGGCGGCCCGATTACTAGAGAAAAGCTTCCAGCCCTTGAGCGCAAGGCCGGAACAGACAAAAACAAACTAAACGAGCTGCGCCGTATTAAGACGCTGCTGGATCAAAAAGAAGGCATCACAGCTGGAGGTGCAAGATAATGTCGTGGTCTGAAATTGAAAACGCATACTTGGACCGCCTGGCGGCATATGAGTTTCCTGGCACCCCACCGGCAGAACAAGAGCCAGCCAAGGGGCCAGAGGTAACACAGCCGAGTGCGGCACCAGCTGAGATGAGAGCTATCCCCCGCAATGAAACCCTGGGCGCTGTTGCTGACTTTGTTGGCCGGGTACGAGAGATGGCCAACCAATATGAGATTAAAGATTGGGTCCCACTTCTTGGTGGCCTGGGCGTTGGTGATCTGTTGGTGGGCAAGTCTCCAGAGGAGATTGAAAATTGGGCATACGGCAACCTGCCCGCCACTATGCCGCCACCTGGCACCGGAGGTTATGTGCCGGTAATGAAGACCGGACGCAAGCAGAGTGTGGCAGACACCGCAATGCTAGGGCTCGATGTTGCTGGCCCAGCTGTTGGAGTTGGCAAGATAGCAAAAAATATAGCCACCGAGATTGCTACAACACCACCTGTGGGCGCAATTAATATTGACGCATTTAATCCACAGCAAGAAATTAAAACAGCTGTAGATTTGGTGGCCAAGAATCCAGAGACATCTATTTATGTGCCGCAGGCAAATCGCGCGCCATCTGTTGCGTTATCAGTTACAAAACCAGAAATTATTGGAACTGGCAGCAAAGGAATTATTACCGTCTCTGATGCTGGTAAATTTTTAGAGCAAACACAAGTTACATTTAATGGCGGCAAAATATTAGATCCTACTAATTCTCAAGACTTAACTCGAATGATTGACTCCGCATCAGCTGAAGCAGAGTTTCAACTATCGCAGCCAATTAGTGGTGCCACCTGGTACGAAGACGATGTGGCCACCGCATTTAAGTTGTCATCTAAGATTGTGCCAGAGCTAGCCACGGACGAGCCATTACGCGTGTTAACCACAGCATTTGCAGCATCCACTAGCTACAACACAAGAGCTGGAGCAAACTGGGGAATAGCTACAAAAATTTCGGATCATTTAATTAAGACCGGAACCATAGCTGCCCGCAACCCAGAAAACGGAAAACTGTGGGGTGGCACCACTGGCCCTATCATGGAGCAGCAGCTCAAGCTCCATGAATATATGATTAAAAAAATGGGACTAGATGGCTATGCTAGTTGGCTGTTAACGCCTCACACAGTTAAAGAAATTACTCAGATGAAAATGGAATCCGGTCTCTATAAGAGCGCAACAACTCCCGGCAAGGCAACAGATATGAAAATGGGTGCGTTCATTATGGGCGAAAAGGGCGGTGCGTTTTTCTTGAATCTTAACGGTATAAAAGAAACCACGGCAGATAAGTGGTTTACCCGTACATTTAACAGACACACCGGAACGCTGACTTCTGGCCCGGTATCCGAGCAAGGATTAGTTGACGCACCGCGCAATGAGGCAGAGCGGTCAATAATGAAATCTTGGAACCGAGCTGTAGCTCAAAACGTCAACTTAGACGAGCAGGCAAACCAAGCGGTTCTGTGGTATTTTGAGCAAAACCTGTATTACAATTTAGGTGTTAAATCAGCAAGATCGGAGAGCTTTTCAGATGGAGCCAAAAACCTACTCAACGCCAGAGGAATTGCCATCGACGAACCCACAGGAGTTGGAGCTGCAAGCGGCAGCAATGCGGGTAAAGCTAGAGCAAAACAGGCTGGCCCAACAGCAGCAGGGAATCCAATCAGTAGCGGATCGCCTGCGGCAGATGCAAACACAACAAACGTAGAGCGGGGCCAGGCTCCCGCAATGGGAGCTGAGTAATGGCCATCAAACCACTTGAGCAGCGCTTAGAATCAATTCTGCCGGCTGCAGATCAGATCACATCTGATCCAATGGCTCCGGTCGAGCCAATGCCCGGTGAGGCCATCGAGGCCCCACAGATGGAGCTGCTGTCTGGTGAGCCAGGCACGCCAGGCATGGAAGACACCACCCAGGTCGCCGGGTTATTTGACAGGATAGTTCGCGGTGGAATTGGATCGGTTACCCGCAAGGCGCCCAAGGCAGAGCGCCAGCTTGTGCCACAGGGTAAACCCGGTGTACTGCCGGAACCAGAGAAGGTTGGCCGATTTAAGGTAATCCCGGAGGCAGACGAGCAGCTGACAAAGCAAGTTGGCGAGGCCATAGAAACACGCCAGGTTTCCGGTGAGGTAACAGGCAAGCCACCAGAGGAAGCATTTAATCTGTCTCGGTTTCAGACCGAAGACGCAGCTGCTGTTGTGGGTGGCGTGGCAGACGCGCTGGGGATTAAGACCAAGGCTGTGACATTTGATGAGATCAAGGCCAAGGCAAAGGAAAGCGGAATCTCCGAGGCGTTTCTGTCCAGGCTAACAGCTGCCGACGGGAAGATGTTGCCGTCAGCTGTGGAGACATACAAGGCGCTCGAGGTTCTAGAGAGCTCGGCCAACGAGCTCGACCGTCTCTTCAAGCTAGTCAACGAAGGCCAGGCCACCGACGCACAAAAGCTGCAGCTGAGGCAGCAGGTAGCATTCCACGGCCTGGTGCAAAAGGGCGTTAAGGGAATCCAGACCGAGACGGCCAGGGCCCTCGCTGTGTTTCGTATTCCAAGAGAGGGCAACGCAGACATTATTCGCCAGGTGCTAGATGAGTACGGCGGCGATAGATCGTTGCAGGATATGGCGCGTAGCTATCTGACCCTAGAGTCTCGCGCAGCTCGCAACCAGATGGTTGAGAAGTCAATGTTTTCTAGTGTCAGGGATGTGTGGTTCACGACATTCATTAACGGCCTTCTGGCGTCCCCAACATCTCACGCTAAAAATATGTTGGGCAATAGTATGTTTGGGCTGTATCAGATCCCAGAGCGCTTGATGGCTGGTCTCTACTCACAGTATTTGCCAAAGGCCGCACGCGAGGGAGCGGTGCCAAAGTGGCTAGGTGGCAGCTCTGTGTGGGGCGACCTAGTTCCAGGGAGCGCAGCTGAAAAAATAGAGCTGGACGAGGCGCTGACCATGATTCAGTCTCTTCGCAATGGGGTTCCAGAGGGGTTGCAGCTGGCGTCCACGGCATTTCGGACTAACCAGGCCAGCGATCTAGCGAGCAAGGTAGAGCTGCAGCGTATGCCACAGGAAGCTTTGGGCGAGACGCTGCAGAGGATAACCGGGGTTGGCCAGGAAACCTGGTTGGGCAAG